GTAAAGAAAAAAATAAAAAAATACGAAAAAAACGCAAAAAACACTTGACATTGCGGTTTAACCGCATTATAATATAGTCATAGTTGAGTCAGTCAATTATAAAAAAACGATAGAAAGGACAGCAACATGCCAAAAATGACTCTTAAAACATTGCGAACGCTAAAGAACTGGCGACAAGTGGACGCAGCTAAGGCCCTTGATGTCTCTGCTGATACTTGGGGAAATTGGGAACGAGGTAAAACAGAGCCTACCGTGACGCAGGCTTATCAAATCGCTACTACTTTTGATGTGTCTATTGATGACATTATTTTTTTACACGACATTGCGGTTTAACCGCAATAGAAAATGAGCACTATGAACAACGCAAAAAAGCACCTGACGGAAATCAGGTACTTACTTAAACAATTTAAACTATTATATCACAAAGATGCTTGCCCGCATAGTTGAGAGGATGTAAAAAATGGAAGGTATAACGTTACAATTACGATTGGACGGCGAAAGTGCTGAATTGTTCACGAATCAATTATTGGCTTTTGCTGAAAAGCAGGTCAAGGAGAAGCTAGAGAATGATCGTATGCCAATCAATCAACAAGCCTTGATGAAGAAGTTCGGCTTTACTCACGGCTATATTAAGAAGTTAGAACGCAAAGGATTAAGATTTCGTAAGCAAGGGAAAGATATTATGTACGATGTCAATGATGTTTATGAAATTTTGGAATTAGAAAAAGAAGTACGAAAATTAAGAGCATGAGGAGAAATAAGATGAATAATAAAAAAGCATACAAACATAAGATGAAGAAAGAGAATAGACCAGGTTTACGAAATTTCTTTGAAAAATATGAACACGAAGATGAAAATCTAAAAAAAATTGTACAAAATTTATCCACCGAGAAATTTAATCCACTTGACAAACCAAACGATTACAACGGTTCATTTGGACATGATTTTATGTCGATAATGTGGGCAACACTGCTTATTGATATTTTAAAAAATCTTAGAAAAGAGGCTTCATGCTCTGCTAGTGATTTAGATTTAAAACTTGGCTTCACTAAAGGATACCCGATGGCTAGTATTGTAAACACTCAGACAAAACCAACCAAAAAGAATGTAAAAATACTTAGCAAAATCTTTGATAGAATGCATATTCTGTTTCCTGAAGAAACAAAACGAGCAAGAGAAAGAGAAAGCTTAGATAAATACATTGATGTGAATGAAATTTTACAAAGAACATTGTTACTTCATGGATTTAATGAATCCGCTAACGCTCTCAAAAATTATGAGAACGAAATCGATTTAGAACTAGAATCCGATGAACAGACAGAAATAGATAATAGAATTATGTCTAACATCTATGAACTAGTTATAAGTGATACCATCATTCAGTTTAACGAAGATGACACGGTGCTTAGTGTATTGAAGAAAATAAAAGAACAGACAAATTTGAAGTTTGAAGTTTTTGAAACACTGAAAGAAAAAGTTATTTAGGAGAAGGGAAATGACAGAACCAACTTTATCAAGCCAATTGCTTGGCTTATTAACTATCTTTATCGTGGTCTTCATCCTGCTGCTACTTACATCCAAAGATGAAGAAAAGACTGAAGAAAAAACAGCGATTATCATCGAAGAGGCTGAGAATTTTAGAGAAGTTGTACGAAGAAACTTGAAAAATAGCGATAGGAGATTCACATATGACACACAACCTCCTATAGGCCTCGCTTCATCGATTGAGGATGTACCACAAGTTTTTAGATCATGCATCGAAGACTATGACAGACTCGCTCAGGACTACCAGGAAGAAGCAAGTAACAACGATCTTTTACGAAAACAAAATGAGAACCTCTTAGAAGAAAATGGACGATTACTCTACAAGGAAATGACTATGGATTTTCGTCAGAATCCTAGAAAATGGAGGGCAAAGACATGACTGTTAGTCGTGATATGAGCGTGATGGAAATACGTGTGTTAAACATGATCATGAATTGCGCTACTTTCGATTTGCCCATTCAAGCAAGTGAAATTCGCTTAGAAACCGGACTGTCGAAGCGTAAGCTGGAAGAGATTATCGAAAGCTTGCGTGTGAATTTTAGGCATCCTATCGTAGCTAAGAAGATGAAGCCAAACGGATACTACTTGCCACGAAGTGAGGAGGAGCGACAAGCTGGGCTTGCGCCTTATCGCAGACAAATCTTGACCGAGCAAAAGAACCTTGCTGCAGTGATGAATGTTGATCTAGAAAAATATTGGGGGAATAGCGCATGAGTGATGATTTTAGAATATTACCTCATGATCTAGTAGCTGAACAGTCGGTTCTTGGGGCAGTATTTATCGCACCTGAAACAATCATTTCACTGGCAGATGAATTGGTCCCTGATGATTTTTATAAACCAGCTAACAAGATTGTTTTTAAAACAATGTTGTCATTACTTGAAAAGAGTGAGCCAATCGATGCTACGACTATGGTGTCTGCTCTAACTAATCAGGGAGATATTTCAAAAATAGGGGGCATGAACTACGTTGTCGAATTAGTGAACTCCACACCAACTTCCAAAAACGTGGAGTACTACGCTAAGCTCGTAAAAGAAAAGGCTACGCTCCGAAAAGTAATCGCTGACCTGTCTGATTCGCTCTCTAGCGCTTATCAAGGTGATGTATCGATTTGCGACATCATTGCTAAAACTGAAAAGTCTATGCTTGACATCAGCAATCAGAATACGGGTACTGGATTTCGTAATGTGGCTGATATCCTTGATACACACATGCAGATGGTCGAGACTAGATCGCAGACAGATGGAGTTGTGACAGGTCTATCTACTGGATTTGATGGACTGGACAAGATTACAACTGGTCTTCATGAGGACAACCTTATCATCCTTGCTGCTCGCCCTGCAATGGGTAAAACGGCGCTAGCCCTGAATATCGCTCAGTACATCGCTGTGAAAGAGAAAAAGCCTGTTGCTATTTTCTCGCTTGAGATGGGGGCGGAGAGCTTGATTGAACGAATGTTAGCATCTGAGGGCATGGTAGAAGGGTATCATCTAAAAACTGGGAATTTGAGTGTTGAGGAATGGAGTAGGCTAGTGCATGCGCAAGGGAATCTCTATGATGCACCTATCTTCGTAGATGATACGGCAGGTATTCGGATTTCAGAGATACGATCAAAGGCTAGGAAATTGTCTCAAGAAATGGGTGGACTAGGAATTATCATCATAGACTACTTGCAATTGATCACTGGGTCGAAAGGTGAGAATCGTCAGCAGGTGGTTTCTGAGATTTCAAGAGAATTGAAAATCCTAGCTAAGGATTTGAAAGTGCCTGTCATTGCCTTGTCGCAGTTGAGTCGAGCCGTTGAGCAGAGACAAGACAAGCGCCCAATGCTAGCAGATTTGAGAGAGTCTGGCTCTATTGAGCAAGATGCTGATATTGTTGCTTTCTTATATCGTGATGCCTACTACCAGAAAGAGCAAGCTGACAGTCAGGAAGCGAATAATGTGACGGAGCTGATCCTGGAAAAGAATCGGCATGGTAGTTTAGGGACGGTTAAACTATATTTTCACAAAGAATACACAAAATTTTCAAGTGTGGAGGAGGAATAATCATGAAATATGAATGTTCAAATTGTTGTAAAGAAATTGAAGATATATTTTTCTTAGTACAGGAGAATCATGTAATTCTTGCATTGTTCAATGATGTTAAAAATTGCTTTTGTTCACAAGATTGTATCAATGATTTTTTAATGATTGACACAAAATATCTATCACATGGAGATTTTCCATATGAATTGGAGGAAGATGATGATTAAAAAAAGCGAAGTCACTGGCTTCTTATCATTTTTCAAATTTCCGAAGCCATTCATCTATGATGAGAAATATAAGACATTGAGCAATAACGCTAAAATGCTCTATATGCTTCTTTTTGATAGGTTAGAACTATCTTTAAAAAATGGCTGGCATGATAAAGAAGGGAACGTCTTCCAATATTACACAAATGAACAGTTGATGATTGACTTAAATTGTAATAGCAACAAGACGATTATCAAAATCAAAAAGGAATTGAAAGATGCTGGTCTAATGACGGAAGTCAGACAAGGGATGAACTTACCAAACCGTATTTATCTTGATGCTCTTAACGGAAGTGTAGAAAGTACATTTCAGGAAGTGCAAAAAGTACACCTTGGAAGTGTAGAAAATACACTTTCGGAAGTGCAAAAAGTACACACAATCAAGACTGAGAATACTAAGACTGAGAATAACAATAATAAATTGTTGATTTGTAAAGAAGTTATTTCTTATCTCAATTTGAAAGCTAAGAAAAATTTTAAGATTGATACTGCTAGTCATCAAAAATTTATCAAGGCAAGGCTAAAAGAGGGTTATGTCCTTGAAGATTTTAAAAAGGTTGTGGACATCATGGTCGCTAAGTGGAAAGGTACAGAGTATGAGCAGTATCTTCAACCACAAACGCTCTTCGGCAATAAGATGGACAATTATCTGAACCAGCCTATGCCAAAACGTTCTACAATTTTAACCAGTACGGTTGACGAAAGGCTAGGGTTTTAGATGAAACAGTTTAAACAATTCAGAACCAGGACGGTTCTTGATGATATCTGTGAAATCCATAGATGCCATCTTTGGTCTGTTAAGATTCCTATCAAGGGCAAGATTGAGGAAATCAGTCAATGTCCTGAGTGTGAAAAAGAGAATATCCGACGCTTTGAAAAACAGCTGAATATGGAATCTGAAGTTAAAAGCAAGCTATCAGATACTTACGAGGTCTTTACTCGCGATAGTATCGTTTCAAGCAAGCTGGCCAGCAAGTCGCTACATGACTATGAAATTCGAGTTGACATCGATGAAAATGCTATGAATTTTGTGAAGCGATTGGAACGTGAGTATGCCAAAGGTACGGTTGGGAATGCCATCATCACAGGACCTTCTGGAGTCGGGAAGAGTCATCTTACTTATGGCTTGGCTCGGTTTCTCAATGAGCAGTTCAAGTCTTATGATGAACCGAAAAGCGTGCTCTTTGTATCTGTTGTGAGCTTATTTGATNATGGATTTTCAGAAGCGAAGATGGTTAAGCTACTGTCTGAGGTTGATTTTCTTTTCTTGGATGACCTTGGGAAAGAGAGTCGAAAGGCTGACACGAAGCGCAACGAGTGGGCACATCAGATATTGTTCAAGATCCTGGATAATCGGACGAATACGATTATCAACACGAATCTGTCTAGTGAAGAAATTAAAGAGCTTTACTCGGACGATTTTGGGAATGGTGCTTTATCAAGTCGTATCTTTGAGGGAGCAACTGGCAGGTGCTTTGTGTATCCGTCAGGCATGAAGGATAGGAGGTATTGATCATTAAAAAAATGACAGTTTGGGCGCTTTTTGATAGTGGAAATGGTTCTTACTTCAATGGCGCTAACTCTCTGAATAGTTCGGGGGGTGCGAATATTGAAATCTATTCAATCGGAATGGATATAGAAAACAAGAACAATCATTTTATAAATCTGGACCTTGCTGATTACAAACGTTTATTTGGTGACAATACGCTCTTTGGTGAGTTAGACAAATTACCAAAACCTGACTTGATTATTGCTAGTCCACCATGCGAGTCCTGGTCAAATGCCTCTGCCATGGAAAATGGGAATGCGTGTTGGAAACGCAATGATGTGTCTGATAGCTTGTTCGCTCCACAAGTAAGACCTTCACCATTCACGATCAGGGCAAATCAGGATTACGAGTCAGCCTATATAAATTATCAGTACGACAGACAATTTTTAAAAAGGATCAATGGGGAGCTAACAGCTTTCAACACAATAGAAATCATAAAAAGATATAGACCACAATTTTGGGTTATTGAGAATCCAGCAGCTGATAGACTGTGGCCATACATTGAGGATATTATTGGATTCAGAATTCCATACAAAAACCTAGCTAGATACAATAATTATGATTATCCTTTACAAAAACGGACGATTTTTGGAAGCAATATTGAACTTAATCTTAAAAATAAAATTATCAAGCAGGATATCGAGTGGAAAAACTTCTCAAAATCATACAACGAGAGATCTAATATACCTGAAAAATTGGTGTCAGAAATATTCAAAAAAATTTACAAGGAGTTTAGTAAAGATGATTGAACTCTATTTCATTTACAACGGTCACCGCAAGATACTCATTGGGAGTTTCGACCACATACATAGCGCAATCAATGAACTAAAGAAACATCAGGCTAGTTATTCAGCAATCAGTCATCCACGATTTCGGAAAAGCATGAGTGGTGAGAACATCAGGATTGACTACGGAGCAGCTGATTGCTATTACTTAGCAACAAAATCAACGTGTCTTGTTGAATTAGGAGTAGAAATGGAGGACTTGGAAGATGAATAAGCAGGAATTGATTGAACGGATAGAAGGCTTAAAAAATCTTTTTGGCAACAAAGTAGAATGTATTGAGATAGAGGCGGTAATAGAACTTGTTTCTAAACTAGACGAACCGCATAAAGTCACAATCCCGCAGTTTGTGGCGGATTATATAGAGTTTAAAAAGGCAAACAATTTTCATGTTTATGGGGCGATGAGAGTGATTGAAGATCATTACGATAAGAGAGTCCCTGAGTGGTTTTACGAAGGCAATATCGAAAAATTCTGTCTTGCTTGGATTCTAGGCTATGAGGTCGAGAAAGAGAGGAAATATATTGTAACTCTGAAATCAAGTGGACAAAAATTGTACTATCACACTGAAGACGAGGATTATATTTTCTCTAGCTACGATGGAGTATTCTATTCAGGATATCATACTAAAACCGATCTAGAAGAAAATGACATGAGTTGGGTGTTTGATTGCCCTGGGATTGAAGTTCAGGAGGTGAAAAAATGAAAGACAAAGTGACTAAAAATAAAATCATTGAATTTGTCAAAAGCACCCAAGTTTTTAACAAGGATATGCAGAACAACGTTATTAGCGTTAAAGCGCTTGATAACATTAGAGATTTTATTTTTAATGTGAATCAAGTCTTTACTCTTGATGGTGCAACTAAAGTGGCTTTAGACGATATTTGCCACAGTTGTTTGGTCTATAGCGATTTTTTCAAGCCTAACGTGGATTTGGTTGACATGACTAAGAAAATAAACTGTATTAGATTTGACGTGATATTGGAATTAAAAACGGCTAAAATTGATATTTTTTAGAAGTAGGACACAATACAAGAAAAAGAGGTCACAGAATGAAAGGTACAAAGGATTTTATTCTAGCTATCGAAAATATAAAAATCGATATTTTAAAAACATCCGACGACCTAAACGGTTATGAGTTAAGCGATATCAAGAAACACGCAAGGGATCTATACGAGTGCCTAGTATGGTTGCAGTATGCTGCAGAGGAGGCAGGTAGATGAGTTATAATTTGGAAATCTTAGGAAAAATAGAAAACGGACAATATATCTGCATTGATGAGCCTAAGCATTGTTCTCCAACTTACAATCTCGGAAAAATGTTTAGGGCAGCTATGGATTGGGATTTTGAACAAGGTACCATTTACAATGTTGCTCAGATTTTTGAAAACATTCAACGTGGCA